GGATGAGAATACAACACGATGAAGCGTATCTTGATAATATATCTAATTGGTTATTATCTGTGCTAAATAGTGATGCATCTAAAAGAGGTGTAAATGAAATAATTAAAGATATGTGTGAACCATATGTGCCACTTAGAGAAGGTGACTTGAGAATGAATGTTGCAGTAGGTCCTAAAGAGATACAGTATCGTTCAGATTATGCACGTTATCAATATTATGGATTTGTTATGGGTCCTAACTTCTTTAGAGGTTATGATGCTCAAGGTAATAAGATATTCAGAACACCAGCAGGCACTACTAAATATCTTACATCTAGACCTTTAACTTATCACAGAGAAGGTGGAGCTTTTTGGTTTGAAACTATGATTGCTCAAAAGGGCGCAGAAATGGATAGACGTATTACAGAATATCTTGAAGCTGAATGTCAAAGGAGAGGATTATGATAGACAAGAATCAAGCAGTAATAGATTATCTATTACAGTGTACAGACATATATGATAGTCCTTTGTACTTTAACTTAGTTAATGCTAGTGACAATTCAATACAGATACTTACAACAGCCGAAGATAAAGCTATGTCAAAACCTTTTATTGATGGAAGTGTACAAAAGAGATATACATTTAATCTTATTACATTTAAGTCAATATCAGATATGGAGATAGTTAAATCAGATGAATACCCAAATGAGAATGTAGACGAATTACAAGATGTTCAAAAACTTCTTGATTGGGTAATTACACAACAAGATTTACATAATTATCCAGATTTTGGAGAAGATTGTTCTATTGATAGTATTGACACTACAACAGATGTTCCAAGATTTGATGGTATAAATACAGAGATAACACCTCCACTTGCTATGTACACAATCTCAATAGTTATCGAGTATTTAGATAGAAGTAGAGTAATTTATAATAAGTAAAGGAGATAAAAATTATGGCAGTTACGCAGTTTAATTTACCAGACAGACAGAGAGCAGAGCGTAAGCTTCTCATCACTGTTGCTGAGTGGACAGAGGGTACTAGCCCAGTTAGAGAGATTCTTGGTACACGTACTGAGGACTCATCTATCGAGTACAATGCTGATATAGAGACAACCACAGATATTCGTGGTATCAACTATACAGATGTAAACAGAACACAGCCACAGCAGACATTTGACCCATATCTTATTCTTGGTGGTTCAAAGCTAGGAGCAAAGCTCAATGATATTAGACGTAGAAACGCAGTATCAGAACTTAACCAGTTTACAGTATATGTAATCACAGCATTTGCTGGAACAGCAGGAGCTTATGAGGCAGAGTGTCATCAGAATTGCACAATCACATATACAGCAATCGGTGGAGACAGTAATGTTAATATGCCTATTGACGTTTATCTGTCAAATGACTATAACGGAACTGGTGCTCCAGGAAATGGTACAGTTGATAAGCTGAGTGATGATTTTGTATATACACCAGCAACACAAGGCTAAATAATTTTATTGGAGGATAAAAGAAATGGCAAAGACAACTACTAATAATATTCAGATGAATATTAGCGACAAAACTAGATATACTATCAATGGTAATGCAGATAAGTATATTGAATTAAATCCAGGTGATGTAGGTATTGTAGCTCGTTTGGGTGATGCAATACCTATCATCAATGGGTTAGTTGCAAGGTATGAAGCTTTATCTGTGGAAGAGACTCCAGAAGATGAGCCAATAGATGTAACTATGCAGACATTCAGCACTAACTTTAAGCAGATGGATTCAGAGCTTAGAAGTATAGTAAACAATCTATTTGATTATGATGTATGCGCTGTATGTGCGGGTGGTGGTTCGATGTTTGACCCTCTTGATGGAGAGTATAGATTCTCAGTAATTATCAACACATTATTGACTATGTACGAAGATACAATTTCAGAGGAAATGGAAAAATTAGCCAAGAATATGAAGAAGCATACTGATAAATATACCGCTCAAGACCACAAAAGAAAAAGGAAATAAATAAATGTTTGATTTACCAACTACTGTTACAATTAAAGACAGAGAGTTTGGTATACGTGATGATGGAGATTACAGAATGATATTAGATGTATTCTCAGCATTACAAGATATAGATATACCAAAGAAGGAAAGAATGATAACCGCCATAGTAATATTCTATGACGGTTTTTCATTAGATAACGTATTTGAAAAAGCTGAATCATCTGAAATAATGGAAGAGCTAGTTACTAAGATGTTTGATTTCATATCTTGTGGTCAAACTAATATGGGTAATAAAACTAATCATAAATTGATAGATTGGGAACAAGATGAACAGTTAATTGCAAGTGCTGTAAATAATGTAGCTAATACAGAGATTAGAACAGTTGATTATATGCACTGGTGGACATTTATGGGACACTATATATCAGTTGGTGAATCTGTATTATCTACTGTTGTACAGATACGAAGTAAACTTGTAGAAGGAAAGAAGTTAGAGAAACACGAACAAGAGTTTAGAAAGAAGAATCCTGAATACTTTATCTGGAATAGACAAACTGTTGAAGATAGAGAAGCGGATGCACTTATTAAAGAAATTTGGAATCAAGGAAAGGAGGACTAATAAATGTCTGATGCACGTAACATAACGCTTAAAATGAACTTTGATGATTCAGAAGCGACAAAGGCAATACAGCACTTTGGTTCAGTTGCAGACAAAGCCTTTAAGTCTTCCGATACAAAAGTACAACAACTTAGCACTAGACTTATGAAGGCTGTAAATGATGTTGATAAACTATCAAGTGAGTTACAGACTCTAGGAAATAGTCAAGTACCAACAGAGCAATTTAAAACGCTTAGTGCCCAAGTAAAAGAAGCTGGAGCTAAGTTAAAACAGGCTAAATCTGAGTTGACTCAAATGGAAAAAGTTACTCCACAGAGTAACGCATATATGGCTATTTCAGATAGAATTAAAGATTTAGCAGAACGTGCCATTGATGCCAAAAAAGCTCTGGGTGAAATGGAATTAAATCCTAGTAAAAAGGATTCATTTGCATATAAATTACAAGCTGGTTATGTACAACGATTGGAAGCTGAATTAAGAAAAGCTACACAAACACAATTAGAGCTTGAGGCTAGTGATAAAAAATATGCGGATTCAAGTGCTATAAATCAAAAAATAGCACAAGTACAAAAATTAGAAGGCGAATACAATGGTTTAAAAGCACAACAACAGCAGATGGTAGATTCTGGAGCATCTACAATTTCTGGAAGAAACACAGAACAATATGCTAGACTTGAATCTAAAACCAATGATGCTATGCGTAATATGATAGTTCTTGGTAATCAAACTGCTAAAGCTAATAGAGATGCACAGGGTTTAAATTCAGCATTTGCAATTTCAAAGAATCCTATAAAATCCTTAACAACTGCTTTTTCAAATTTGCGTAACAAAATACGCAATATGAGAAAAGAAATGAATGATACAGCTAAGGACCATAATAAATCATTTAAGTCTATGTTAAGAAATGTGCTTAAATGGGGATTTGGAATTAGAAGTGTTTTCTTGCTATATAGAAAATTGCGTACTGTTGTTTCAACTGGTTTAGGAGAAATGTCTAAACAGTTTGATTATGTAGCTGAAAGAGTTTATGGACTTAGAAATTCATTTAGTGGATTCAAAGCAGGAATTGTTAGTGCGTTTGAACCTATATTCTCATATATAGTTCCTGCACTTGTTACATTGATTGGATATTTAACAACGGCTATGAACGCTCTTGCTAATTTCTTTGCACTGCTTACTGGTAGAGGATTCTACTATAAAGCAAAGAAAGGAAATGAGAGCGTAGCTGGTGCAATAGGTGGCACTGGTGGAGCCGCAAAGGAAGCTAATAAAGAGCTTGCTGAATATGATGACCTTCTCGTTATCGACCAAGACAAAGGTGGCGGCGGAGGAGGCGGCGGCGGAGGAGGTGGAAACTCCGATGCTTGGAATTGGGAGCAAGTAGACGTTACCGCAAACAGCCTCGTAGAGAAGATACAAGATATGTGGGGTGTATTTAAGCAAGCTTGGCAAGATAAAGGTCAAGATGTTATCAATGCATTTAAGTACGCTCTTGAATCTATTAAAGCACTTATCGTAGATATAGCAGATACATTCTATCGTGTATTTATGGACGGTTATGGCTATGACTGGATAGTATCGTGTCTAGGTGTGTTAGAGCAGATGCTATTAACAGTCGGTGACATAGCAACTGAGTTTAAAAAAGCTTGGGATAAAGATAATAATGGATATAATCTGCTAGCTTCAATGTTCAGTATGCTTACTGCTATCAATGATATGTGCATTAAGATAGGCGAGTCATTTAGAAAAGCTTGGAATAGTGGTTTAGGTGAAAAGATAGTTGAGAATATCTTGCATACTATAACCAATATAAATCTTACAGTTGAAGCTCTTGCAACTAACTTTACAAAGGCTTGGACAGAAGGTGGTAGAGGAGACCGCATATTTACAAGCCTATTAGGTATGGTACAGTCAATCTCGGGGTTCATGGAGCAAATATCCGAAGATACTTTAAAATGGGCGCAGTCATTAGATTTTGGACCATTATTAGATTCCATTGATAGATTCTTGCAAAAGGCTAAAACATTATTAGATTCTATACTTTCATTAGTAAGGCATTTATATGAAGAATATGTTTTACCTATGGCTAAGAAAATTGTAGAAGAATATGGTCCTAGAATACTAGATATGTTCACTAAACTTAATGGAAAATTATCACCGCTTATTGATTCAATCAAGAAGTTTTCAGATAGAACAAGCGACTTCTGGAAACAACTTGATAAAGATAATTGGGATGGCTTAATAGACTCGTTAGAATTAGCTGGTTGGGCGGCTGGAATATTAGCAGACGGCATTAAAAAAATTGTTGATTTGTTACCTGGGTTTAAGAAGAATGGTGCTTTACTTGACACCCTGCGTGTTATACAGAGTTATACTGGATTTGGAGGACCTCTTGCAACCACCGGTAGATTCTTAGAAGCTTTGAAGCAAGTTATTGAGTTTGTTAAACGTGGTTATAATGCAATAAAAGAATATCTTGTAGATAAGTTAGAAAAGCTATTTAATAATATTCAAAATTCAGCATTATATAAGTTTATAACCACTATAATAGACAAGATAAAAGAACTAATAGAGTACACAGAGGACCTTATTGATAAATATGATATATTAGGATTATCAAAAGGTGGGAAGTCTAAAAAACAAAAAAGTGGAACATTCCATATTACACAACAAATAGATACTGAATTAGGCGGAGATATAGATTCCTTAGATAAATACAACCAGTTAAATGACGGAGTATCTAGATTCAATGATAACTACAAAGATAAGTCAGCTACATATAAAACTGGTATGTCAGGTGTGACTAAAAAGCCTAAAGACATAAACTCTTTAAGTGATAGTTTTCTTAATCTCACAAATAGAATACAAAGTAAATCAGCTACTTATGGTGGCACAATGGAAGGTGTGTTTACTACACAACAAGATGTACTAAGTTTGGGAGATAAGTTTAGAAATCTTACAAATAATATTGTGAGTAAATCAGCTACTTATAATACTCAAATGACTGGTGAAGCAGTTACTAGAAAAGACATAGATGATATGAGAACTCGTTATACTAATATGTATAATTCTTGGAATAGTAAATCAGCTACTGTCACAACTAAGATAGGTGGCGAAGTCACTAATCGTGCTGGCATTGATGATATGAAAAATCGTTATGTCAATATGTATAATAACTGGAGAGATAAACAAGCCACAATGCAAGCTAGAACTGGTGG